CTTGTGGCAATGGCATTGCTAATGTTGAAGGAACAACTATCTCATGAGCTTTGGTAGACTTAAACGTATCAAAACTTAATTCTTGCAAAGCTCTTTGCGCAAAGAACGCTACGTCAATTTTTTGCATCTTTGGTATTATCTTACCTTCACCAACATATGCGATCATAAACTGATCAACAACATTATCTAAAGACGTAAATTGATAATTTCCAAAATCACCGGCAGTGTAGTACGCCGAACCTGTTACGTTATCTAATAATCCCATTTACTTATACTTTTTCTTGTTGAATATCTTTTACCTCTTCTTGTGCTATTACTTGGTATAAACTTGGATCTTTCATCATAATTCCAGCTAATACTAATATTCTGTTAACTAAGTTCACCTCTTCCGACTCGTGTAATTCAAAGTTTGTTGACGTGCTAGAGTTGTAAACAGAAGTTCCACTAGTTACAATATACCCCCAAGCTACTGTTGCTGGCTTTTTAATATAATGAACTTGTATTCTATCGTTAGCGAGATACCCGCTTGTTGGTAACAATTTAATTGCTGTAGCTGAGTCTCTATAGAATATTGGTCTTTTTACTGTTGGTTTACCAAGAGGAGTTTGACTACGCAGTCTAGCTTCTAATTGAGTGAATTGAGAGAGTCTGTAGTATTGACTAGAATCTGCACCATCTTGTCTAACGACTGCTTCAAGTTTGTATAAATCTGTTGGTAAAGTTGTATTATCAATTTTTTGAACTGATATTTTAGAAAAATGTATCTCTGAGTTTTCAGCACTATTTTCTTCAAGCCCAACAAATACCAGCATTGCTTCAGTCGAGGCAGCTCCACCGCCAACATCCAGCGGTGTAAAATCTAAAGTATAAGTACCACCAGTTACAACCGGCGTAACTAACTCATGGTAACCCTCGATAGAAGAGCCGGATGGTCTAACTATTAATCTTATTGTCGGAACATCACCAACTCCATCTGGGTCATTAGCGTAAGAAACAGTTACTGAAAGTCTATAAGTACTAGAAGTAGAAAGTGTACTAGTAGGTGAAATTTGAACATCAGGATCACTATCAGATCCATCGTTAATTATTTTTAAACTAGGAACGTATCCATTATTTGCTTCTGAAACAATACTTATCGCCGCGTTATTGCCAGTAGAGTCAATTATAGATGAGTCTATAGACCCTGACTCAAAAGTTGACTGAGTTAGCTCTTCGTCACTAGCAAGCATACCACTAACCTTTTTAAAAAAAGATATTTTTTCGTCAAGAGTTGTCAGCATATCCGAGTGGCCAGTATTATTGCCTGGTACTCTGCTAAATTGATTTGTATCGTAAAAATATTGCTCAAATAGATCCATCTGAGCTTGATTGGCAAGTATGTTAAACTCTTGTGGAGTAATATAACCTCTTTGCTCTTTATTAGCTATTGTTAATACTCTTTGGTAAACCGTGTTTATATTTACTGCCATTATGTTTTTATTTTATAGTTAAGCAACCACCCCGAAGAGTGGCTGCTCTACTATAGGTGATTAATTAGTTTAATCGTTTTTCAATATTGGAGTAGATCTCCATACCTTCGTCAGTTTTAAACCAAGCGGCTAAAGCTGAATAAGGGTGTTCATCAAATGGAACTGTACATAGTTTTCTATCGTTTGTTCCCCATGAGAATGTTCTTTGATCTTGAGATAATTTAATAATTCCTACCTCTGTAGCTTTAATACCAAAGTTTCTAAGCTGAACATTATCATCATTCGCTAACTCTAAGAATAATACTGGATTTTTCTTAGCGTATAACAACAAATCTCTTTTAAGTTCCTTAGAACTCATACTAGACACTTTAGAACCAACTTCAACTCGCATTATTGCTTCTGCATCATCAACCTCCATATTCATAGCAGCGTTTAACGCTTCTACTTCTAACTCTAACCAATCAATTTCTTGAGCAGCACGCTTCTGAGGCATCAACTCGTCGTATATGTTTTCTCTATTTGGATGATACAAGGAAAGTAGCTTTTGTAATGTTACTTTATTTCTAGGAACAAATAATACTCCGTTTCTAAAAATAATGTGAGCTAATCTTTGATCTCCTTGCATTTCGTCTACAAAACAAGTTCTTTGGTTTTCGCAATACTTCAACTCTCTTTCGTAGCCTTTTTCTTCATCAAAATAATAAATGCCAGCTGCTTTGATAGATCTACTTAAAGGTTTTTTGTCATACTTTAAAATATAAGTCCTATCTTTAATCTCCCAAGTGTCTTTTGGTTCAGTTTTCTTTTTAGGTTGTGGTTTAACTTCTACTTTAGGAGCTTCCACTACCATTGTTTCTTCAACTTGAGGTTTTTCAATTTGAATATCCTCTGTCTTTTTTGTTTGCTTTTTAGCCATAATATATAATATAATAAAAAATTAAAAATAAAAGATCGAGGACCGAAGTCCTCGACCTTAAAAATATGATACTAGTTCATCAACATAAAGTTGTTAGCACCTTGTGTAACTAAACATCTTTCAGATAAGAAGTTAACTGTCATTGCATCTAAAGTAGATGTAACAGCTCCAACTGATCCTGTGATCCAAGTTTTCATTTTTCTGCTTTCCAACTGAGAAGCTCGGTAACGAACGTGTAGGAATGGACGTTTTAGGTTTTTACCTAATTGCTCATCATACACAGAAGATACACCAGCAGGAATAATAACCCCTCTAATATCTTCACCAGCAGTAGCGTTAGCGTTGATGCCACCGCGTGTTGCTAAATCGTTTAGGTATTTCCAGTCAGACTTGTAAAAGTCGTAAGAACCACGACGGAATCCAGAGAATCCTAAGTTCAATGCCATATCTTCAGAGTTGTCAAACACACCGTAAGATGTACCGCCAGCTCCGTAAGAATTCATAGAAGCTAACATATCGTCAAAAGCCAAGCTTGTAGCTCTGTTTAAGAATAACATGTTTTCTTCAATAGCACCGTTCTTGTCAAATTCAGCTAAAATAGCGTCAAATTCAGCTAAGTCAGTAGCAGCGTTAACACCAGTAACACCAGAAGTTTGATGTCCTCTATCCTTGATAGCAGCAAACAAACCTTGTGTACCAACTAAACCGTTAGCACCACCTAAAATAGTAGAAGCATCAGCAGCTTTTTCAGACTCAATCATACTCATTTCTAAGTAATCTCCAAATCTTGAGCGAGTTTCACCTTCAGCTTTTAAGTACCACATGTAACCGCTTTGACCATCTTCGCCAGAAACTTCTACCCAACCAACTTGAGAAGCATCAGAACCTGAAACTTCGTATTGATCTTTAAGAATAATTGGCTTGTTAGTAAAAGTAGTAAATGATGGTTTAACAGATCTAGCACCAGAGTAGTCAGTTCCTTTTGAATTTTCAGAACCAAATACTAATATTCTAAGATCATTGTCTGAATCAGCAAACCCCATGTCATCTAAGTGTGCATTACCATAAGGCAGTGCTGTGATAGTTTGGTTGCCAGCAGCAGCTACAGTTACTAAAGCAGTAACAGTTTGTCCACCACCAGAAATCAATACTTGATCACCAACGCGAATACCATGAGTAGTTGTTAAAGCCACACCATCAATATCGTGAGTGATATTAATTGTACTAGCTGAAGCATCTAAACAGTCTGCGCGGTAAGATAAATGTAATCTACCTTGTTCTGACCAAATAACTTGATCAGCTGACATAGCTTCTTCAGCACCAACTTGACCTAAGAAACCAGAGATAGTACGCTTTCCGTAAACCTCAGCTTCTTTTTCCATCAAGTCTGGTAAGTATTGTTGTGCCCATCCATTAGTTTGGATGTCTAAATAATTGTCCGACGTTACTTGTTGCACTGGGGCAGCTTGAAACGACGTTCTTGCAGTAATTGCCATAATAAATTGTCTTTAAATTGTTAAATTATTTTCTATTTTTAATTTTAAACTTAAAATCAGAAGAATCTTCACCTAATACTCTTACTTTAATTCCACCAGCTTCCATAGTTCCATGGGATTGGCGTGGTGACATATCTACGTTTTTAGATTTAGCTACGCTGTTTTTTAACGCGTCTGCTTTACCTTGTTCGTAGAAGTGTTGAGCAATAGTATCAGCGTTCATTGCTGCATGAAGTGCTTTGTGATAACCTTTAGCATCTGACATTGTTCCATCTTCGTTCAAAAACTTTTTGACAAAGTTATTAATGTCGCTTTGAGTATCTTTTACTTCTCCAGCATTTTTAACGTTAAATCTGTATTTCTTTTCCCCGACTTCATATTCAAAACCTTTGAATTTGTCGTTGAAGACACTTTCAGTCTTCTTGTTGAAAGCAGATTTAGCCGCTTTTGCTTTTGCTTGAGTCTCTTCTGACTCCTTGTTGTAACGATTGAAGAAATCAATTGCTTTCTGTTGCTCACCTGTGAGTTTCGATCCAGCTTTAATCTCTTCGTAATATTTAGACTTTTGCCCGTCTAAGTAGGCTTTCGCTTCAGCAACTTGCTCTTTCAAAGCGATTTTCTTTTTTCTAACGTCTTTCTCATCATCTAGCTCTTCGTCAAACGAAAAGTTTTCTTCTAACAAGAAGCTCCTTTCCTCTGCGTCGAGATGAGGTTTTGTAACCTTGTAATATTCTTCTAGCGCTGTAAGATTATCCATTTGACTATAGTCTTGGTTTAATCTTGCGTAGTCAATAATATCTCCACCAGTTTCCTCCATAAAGTCAACTAATTTCTGAATATTTTCAGGTAGCGGTTTACCAGTCTCTTCAGATTCTGCTATTGCTTCTTCTACAGCTTCAACTGCTTCTTCAACTTCCTCTTCAGTTATCTCTTCGACAGCTAGAGCTTCTTCGCTCACCATCGCTTCTACTGGAGTTTCCTCAACAACTTCCTCTACGGCAGCTTCTTCAACTTCTACTTTTGGTTCTTCAACAACCCCTTGTTCTACTACCGGTGGTTTACTTAAATCTATCTTAATGATAGAGTCGTCTCCAGCGGATTCGAACTTGCTTTCATCAACCTCTTGGGTTGTTTCTTCTTGCTGAACTTCTTCAACGTTCTCTAATTCTTGTTCCATAATATAAAATATAAAAAATTAAGTGTTTATTTATTTAGGCTCAAACGCGCCCAAGTTGAATCCACTACCAAGTATATCATTACCTGCCGACTCAAACTTTTTAGGTGCGCCACCTGTTTTTCTTTGATCTATAAGTTCACTTTGTTGTGATGCTTGCATTTTTGTTCTTTCGTCTTTGCGATCTTCCTTAGATTTATCTCTATCTGATAAACCCTTCGACTCCATATCCTTGATCTGCATGCTGTAGTTAAACTCTAATTCCATGAGTTGCTTTTTCAGCTCCGCTTCTTGATTCAATTTACCAGCGTCTAGTTGAGCTTTAAACTGCTCAAGTTGCATCTTGCTCTGAACTAAAGCTTGTTCCTTTTGCGTCTCAATCTGCGCGGCAGCTTGTGCAGCTTGGGTATTAGACTGAGTTTGCATTTGAATATTTTGCTGTTGTATAGCCCTATCGTTGTCTGCTTTTTGTTTTCTCCTAAGCTTTAGAAGTTGATTAGCAAGTTTTACATTTCTAATTTCCCTAATATCTATAGCATCCTCTAAGTTTATATTCTCTTTAGATAACGCCATTTGGATATTGTTCTCAAGCATAGCTTTCTCCTCTTCGTCAGGTGTTAACTCCAAGAATATACCAAAGTCATAAAGATATAGCTCTGACATTTCATCCAACGTCGCAGCGTTGTGTACGCCAATAGCTTGCACAAAAGCGTCTTTTGTTGGAGAATACTCTAGTATATCAGATATTCTTAACGATAAACACTCTGCAACTTCAGCTGTTAAGTACAGTCCAGATTGTAAAATGTGTCTTGTAGCTGTGTTAGAGTTTGCAGCTGCCATTTTTTGAATACCAACTAGAGCATTTTTATCAGGAGTACTACCGTCTCTAGCCTCATTCAATCCGGTGACATCGCGAATCATTTGTAGATAGTAATTGTAAGTGCCAATCAAGCTTTGCATTTTGTTACCACCACTACCGCTGGTAATTTCTTGAATAGGTACTCTACCAGGATTACCTTCGCCTAGCTCATTCATTGATCTACCAATAACAGAACCTGTTTGGAAGAACATATTTAGAGCTTCTTGTGGATTGTAGTTTGTTCCATTACCAAGATCAACCTCTGCTAAACCGTCGGCGTCTAAATAGACTCCGTCTGGAACCATTCTAGACATCACTTGCTGCAGTTTCAAGTGCGTTAGTTGAATCATGTCTGCGAAACCAGTGATTCTGCCCACTAAAGATTCTATTTTACCATTATATATTCTAGGAGCTACAATTTGGTAGTTCATTTTAACTTTAGTAAAATCGCTTTTAGGACGCATCATGTTACTAGCCATCTCCCACTTTAACAACTTATCGGTGCCAAGTATTAATGCTCCATCATACAGACACTCTACTTGTCTTTGTAGTTTAATAAAATCACCTTCTAAATTTTCAGGTGGATTAAACGTATCGTCTTTTTCAATTGCTTTACTAGCGCCAGTACCAGTTTCTTTTACTTTATAAACCTCATTCATGTAGGTTTTGTAGTTAAAATAAAGAACAGCAACTTTATTGTTGTCCGTTTCATAACGGCCTTTGTTAGAATTACTTCTATAAAGACCATTTGATTTTATAATACCCTCTAACTCCTCTTGTTTTAGATGTGGGAATTGTTTAACAAGTTCGTTAACTGGTATTTCTTTTACTTCACCAACGTAATATATGTCGTCAAAATAAGGTGAGTCTGTGTGAGAGTAGACTAAATTTGCAGGATCTACGTATTCTACGATAGCTCCTTGCGAGGTGTTAAAGGATGTTTTTGTAGCACCAACACCTAGCACGGTTAAATCGTAAAAAAATCTTTTCTTAATTTGCTCGTACCTACTACCCTCTAACAAGACGTTTATAGCTTGCTCCTCAGCAACTTCTACGGATTGCTTGTAGTTTAACTGCATGTGTAACTGCAACTCTTCTTCGGTTTCAGGAAGCGTGTTAGGATCGTTTTCGTACATGTTAATACCAAACGTAGCAGCAACTTTATCGTTGTACTCTCTAGTACGCATATCTGTTAAGATAGACTCCATGTATTCTGTTCGCTTAGCGACACCATATGAATCTTGGGAGTAGGCTTTAATATCGTAGGTTCTTTCAGCTATACCGTTGACTACTATGTCTACAAACTTTGGGATAATTGGAACTGGCTTCCAGTCTAAGTTTAAATAAGACAAATCTCCATTGATGGATAACTCATCTTTGTACTTTTGAATCGACTGCTCCCCGCGGGCATAGAGTCTTAATCTATGAAAATCGTTCTTAACACTTCTGTATCTACTATTAGCATAACTTGTCTCGTTGTTAAACCATTCCTGCTCGATTCCTTTAGCTACTTTTAAACCATAATCGTAACTTACTTTTTCTAAATCGCTAACAACTTGACTTGGAAAATAACTCTTTATAACTGACTCAGCCATATTTATTGTTTAATTATTTGTGAAGTAGCACCAGTGTTCTTATATCTAGCAATACTTATATTTAATTTCGGTTTCTCAACTTTGTGGTTTGGCACGTACAAGTGTCTATTGCAAGCCATAATAGCTAAGCCAGAACTTATAGACGCATCAAACTTTGTTCTCTTATTTATATCAAATTTACTCCAATCATTTAACAACTCGTTAAAGTAAAGCGTTCCATATGTCCCATCTTGCAATAATCCAACATGGTCGTTAATATACATTTCAATAGCAGCTGCGTGAGCTTGCTTAATATCTTCACTTGAGTTTGGTATACCTCCAACTTCCTTTTCCGCTGTAGATAGTTTGTTCCAAACCTTGTCTGGTCTATTCATTGAAAAACCTCTATACCCTCTTCGTCTCAGGTAGTACAACAATCTTGGCTTATTATTCTCTGCAAGTATTGGCATACCATAAAATACTAATGCCATTAATACATCTTCAAAGAAAATCTCTGCGGTCTGTGGTCTTGCTAGGTACTCTAAAAAGAACGTGTTAGCAGGAGCATCCTCCATGCTAAACTTAGTTAATCCATGTAACGCTCCTTTAGAGCCTTTACCGTCAACAGTACCACTAATGTCGTAACTATCACAGCCGAACGCACCAACGTGTTCGTTTCCTGGGTACTTAATTCCATTTTTTAATATAACTCTATTCTGTAGGTTAGCAGGCGGTGCCCAACTTAGTTTAAATCTCCCGTTTGGATCTGGCGTAAAAATAACTTGTGTATCTTTTACTCCATTCGCCCATTGAAAGTTTCCTACATTCAACACTGAAGAGTTTCTATTTCCTTCGTTATAATCTATTTGCTCATACAACTTCACTAAGTTGAACAAACTGTTTTTTGTTTCATCTCTAAACGCGTGCTCCTCAGTTCTTGGGAACTGTCGGTAGAACTCATTTAAGGCATCTTGATCATCTTTCAGTCCATCAACTTCATTCTGCCAGTTTTCTACAACACCAACATCTATTAGTTCACCATCCGGTCCGAGGACATCATCACTTGGACTATCAAAGACTGGATTTCCGTATCTGTCAATAAATCCTTCATAGTTCCATTCCATTGGGATAAACAAAGAATATAAACCAGACTTCGTCTGTCCATTTCTGTTTCGCTTTGTAACGTTTGAGTCATTGTAAAGCTTTTTAAAGTTATCTCCTCCTTTGTCCAAAGCGTTTGAGGTTGATCCCATCATACACTTACCTATAATCCTACTACCTAATCTTAGACATGTTTTTGTAACGCGCCAGTTGTTTAATATGTTATCAGGCCTCTCCCACTTACCAGATTCATCGTGTACTAATAGTGCTAATTTTTCACCATCATAACTGTTGTCTCCGGTATTCTTCCAGTCTATTGTTGTGTCTAATCCTTTAAGCTCTTCTAGCTTCTCTTTAGACGCTATCTTCTTACGAGTGAACTTGCTCGCTGGAACTCTATATGCTAGTTCAGTTTTAGGTCGATCCATACCATCTTGGATCGGTTTAAAAAAGAAAGGATAGTTTATTGATATAGGTACAACCTTATCTGTAAACATTTTCTTAGCATCACTACCCGTTTTGGATAGTATTCCATATCTACTATCACTCGAAATAGTAGCTAAGTTAACCGCTTCTGCTGAACTCATAAAAGAAAACCCTGAACGTCTATTTTTAAGATAGCACATTCCGTAACATCTCTTATCAGCTTTACACGCCTCCCAAAATATAAAGAACAACCTGTTAGCCTCTCTAAAATCTGGAGCACCAACGTCAATCTTACTCCACTGTAAATACATATAGTGTGTCCCAACTATATAGGTATTTACTCCATTATTTTTAAACCAGAAGCCTTCATCTCTTCGTTTAAACTCCTCGTCGATATAATCGTACCACTGCTCCTTTCGCTCTTCTGGATAATCTCTCCAGTCAAATATATTTTTTAATTTAGATAATTCTTTAGGATACTCTATCTTCTGCCAATTGTTCAGCTCTGTTTCGTGCACTCGCACCGGCACTTTTGGCAAAGCAATCCGCAAGTTTTGAATTTCATAAATTTCACCAATTTGCCCAGTTTTTGATATAACGATAATATCATGCTCTTTATTGTATCCATACTTCCACTTTTTACCCTTATTCATACGACTAATTGTCGTACGCTTGACAGGTTCTATTATTTTATATAAACTTTGCTCGTAACTCATTTCGATCTGCCTTCCGCGAAGCCTTTAAATACTCTGTCTTCTTTCTTTTCAGATGTCTTTCCTTCCAAAAGACCTTCTTCTTCTTGTATACGGTTGAGAATTTCGAATGCATCAAATATAGCTAGTTTTTTAGTAGCCGCAGCATTCTTCAGTCTATCTGCCGTTATATCGTCACCACTATCAACTATAGCTTCTTTTGCAACTTTAATAAGCTCTTCAACTGCCTTATGCCCAGCTTGGATTATACACTTCTTCGTCTCCTTGATATTCATATTTGATTGTAATAAATTTAGATAGTGCTCTGTACATTCTTACTCCGTCGACAACAAACTCGTAGGTTGATACGGGATCAAACCCAACCAAGTCGCCAACTTCTGTTACCCCGTCAGAATACTTAACAACTCCAAGTAAAGGTCTCTCTGA